ATTACCCGGCAAATGCGGAAAACCCCGGAAATTGATGACGTTGTTGTGCTTGTTCTTACAGTCCTCCACAAAGCGCTTGGTGCATCCGGCGTAGACGCTGTAAGCATCACCCGCAGCGATCACAAACGGCATGGCCTCATGCAGCGTGAGTGAACCAGGGGCGCTCACCTTGACCTCCATGCTCAAGCCGTTGTTCAACCCTGATGTGAATGACAGCTTGCCTGCTGTGAACCAGTTGGCCGCTTCTGTTCGTGCAGCGCTGGCGATCACCCGGTTGGCGGTGACGCTGTCCACGGTTCCGGTGACAGTCAGCGGCGACATCGGCTTGGTGCAGCGGTCATCCCCAAGCTCAGCCGTGCAGTTTTTTGTTGCCAGCCGCACGATGGTTCTGGTGTGCGCTTGCATGAGGCCGCGAAGCTCGGCATTGAAGGTGGACCGGCCTGCTTTGACCTGGCCAAGCGTGCCAACCCGCAAGACGTTGCGACCCATCGTCAAATCGCGGTAATTGACCTCAAAAAGCTCAATGGCGGCGTAATCCCACAGGCCCGAATGGATGTCAGCCTCAGTGATTTGTGGGGACGCCAAGAACCCATCCAACTCCAGGTTGTCCGGGTTGAGTTCCAGACTCGACTCGATGTTGCTGGCGCTGTAGCTGCTCGATGACAGGTAGGTCACGCCCGCAAAAATCAAATCCTGATCCAGGCTGGTTGAGGCCACCACAGCGCCATTGGTCAAGGTCGCCTTCCAGCAAGTAGCCAGTGTGGTCGAGCCCAGCGCGTAGTGGGCATTGAGCGCAGCTGAAAGCGGCTTCACTCCCTAATCTCCCGCAGCACCACTGAAGGACCGGCCACATAGCGGTTTTCTGCCGCCCCGTTAACGACCATGTCCCAATCGATGGTGTCATCCATGAAGTGAACGGGCACATCAAAGCGGCCTGTCCAGGTCAAGGTGGATGCCGCCGGATTGGACACGATGGTCAAGCGCCCCGTGGTCACATCCAAAGCGTATTCGGCTGGGGTCAAGGTAACGCCAGCGACTCGGATGATGAACCCGCTGGCCCTTGGGCGTGTGATTTTTCGAGTCTTGAAGCGGGTTGAGGGCGAATGCAGATAGCGCTTGTACAACTGAAAAATGCCCGTGCTGACGGTGGTTGCAACGCCATCCGTCACGGTGGAGTCTTTGGGGTCTTCCATCAGCAGCCCGAAAGCGCCACCCTCGGTGATTTCATGCAGCGTTTCAATGGCTTGCCACTGGTCCACCCGCAAGGGCACCACGCCCAGGGTGTACTCACGAAGGGTCTGGGTCCACACCACATTGATCGACTCAAAGCCGTTGTCAGTGGGCACACGCGAGTTGAGGCGCATGTTTTTCCCCGTGACGCCCCCTTCCATGATGTTGCTCGACAGGCGCACATCGCTAAAAACTGTGATGGCCATCAGCCGTTCCTCCGGCTCGCGTATTGAATTTGTTTCCCGGCGGCGGCACCCCATTGCTGAGCAGTCTCACGGCTTGAGCCCTGGGGCGGCGCCACATTGACGGTCAGGTAGGTGTTGCCGCCAGAAGGGGCCGGGGCGCTGGTGGTGCTGGCGTTGGGCGTGACGGTGCCGCCTTGCGCGCCCATCATCAAATAGTTCTTGCCGCCCACAGAAAGAACCTCTGGGCCTTGCTCATTGACCTGGTACAGGGAGCCAGGCTCCACCGGCCCACCCAGCGCCCGGCCACCACGGGTTGGCACGGTGTCTGGCATGCCAGAGCCGCCGCCGCTGCCGCCCAGCAGTGCGGTGAAGATGCTGCCCGCAGTACTCAAGAGAGAGTTTGAACCGCCGCCCGACCCTAAATCCGCAGTGAGCAAGTTGGCGATCTGCTGCTTGACGATGATGCGGGTGATCTCGGCAACCACCGAGTCGGCCAGGCTTTTGAAGCTGAGCTTGCCGGTCATCACAAAGCTCACCAGCGCATCCTCGATGCCCTTGAAGGACTGCGTCATCAAGCTCTCGGTGGTCTTAGCCACATTGGCTACCTCCGAGAGGTAGTTGTTGATGGCCTCTGAGGAACCCTTTGTCCAATCTAGATTGACGATCCTGAGTTGCTCAAAACCGTCTGTAAAAGACTGAATTGAGCGCTGCTTGTAGTCTTCCAGCAAAGCGATGCGCTTGTTGTACTCAATCTCCTGATCGCTGGTCAAAGCCCCTTGAATTTGCTTTTGCAGGCTGCGCCGGTTTTCTTCATCACGAATCTGGCCGTCAAACCGGTCTGTAATTTGTCCAATGCCAGAGTCTCTTCGGCGTTCAGTCTCGCCCTTTCCCACGCCAGCAATCTCGCGCCCAATGGATCGGTTTTTTCCCTCCAAGGCGTCAGCCTGTGCTTGACTCAAGCGAACATAGGAAGCGGTGATTCGATTCAAAGAGTCGGTGCGGGCGTCATTGATCAAGAATTGTTTGGCCGATGCGCTGGCCTCCAAAATTGCGAGCTGAGAGACAACGCCAGCGCGCTGCTGCGCGACCCGCAGCGCCTCTGCACCGGTTGCCTTGGACTGATCGAATCGATCTATTTCAGCGTTGAAAGCGGCGCGCTGGGCCTTTGTTTCGCCGCGCAAAAGAGATTCCTTGGCATCAAAATACGCCTTCTCATTGAGCAGCCCGTTTGCTCGATTTGCATCCAAAATTCGACTGGCAATTGCGTAATTGCTTAGCTGCTCGTTGAGCGCATTTTTTTCGGCCGCAATGTCAAACGCCAGCTTGGCTTTGTCAATAGACTCTGCGTTTTTGTCGCGGTACTTCTCACGAATTTCGGCCAGTCGCTCTTGAAGAGCGCCTTCAGTCAGAATGCCCTCGGCCACCAATTGACGGCCCTTTGTGGTTGTCTTGTTGATCTCTTCTTGGAGCTGCAACTGCTTGGACTTGTACTTGGCCCCTTCTTTTTCCCATTCGGCCAGGCTTTGAACATTGACCTTTTCCTGGGCTTTTAATTCAGCGGCCTTGGCGCCCAAGCGCACTTGTTCGCGCAAGGCTTCAATGTTCTGTGCGCTGCTTTCGGCATTGCCTGTATCAACGCCTAATTGCTTGTCGCCCCTTTTGAGGCTTTCAAAAACAGCGTTGGGACTTGAAAGTGATTGCTGCCGTCTGCGAGCTTCGTCCAACAGAACTTCTGGTGCTTTGCTGCGGCCAATATCGAGCAAGGTGTCAGCAGCGCCCCGAATCGCCAGACTCACCGCATTCCAGGCTTTCTCGATGGCGCCCAGGTTGTCCAGAATTTGATTGCCTCGGCTATCCAAAACATCAGAGAAGGTGCTTTGCGCCAGCGCAGCAGCCTCAGATGCCCTGCCCTGGTCCTCCAATGCTTTGATCTGTCGATACAGGCTGACCGTTAGGAAGTTGGTGCTTTCATTGAGTTTGAGTGATGCAGCCAGGGGGGCATCTTTAAGCGCCTCAAACTTCTTTGCAGTCTCAGCAACTGCCGTGCCTGTGGCTCGCTCAAAGATTAGGGCGGCACCGGCAAAACGCTCCAAATTGTTGGCGCCGACTGCGCCCGTCTGGGCCAGCAAGGCCAGCGCCGCTGCCGCTTCGCCTTGAGTTGAACCCACCGCTGACAAGGCTCTGGCCATTGTCTGAAGCTGGCCAACCGTAGTGCCCGCAGCATTGCCCGAAAAAATCAGCGCATTGCTGTATGCCTTGGATTCTTCTGAGCCCTTGAAAAGAGCAAAGCCGAAGGCCGCAGCAACACCAGCGGCAACGGTGAAGGGGTTGATCAGGCCAGAAATGTATCCACCCAGCGCCCGAGCGGCTGGACCAATGCCGCCAAAAACGTCCTTGAGCTGACCGCCCTGCTGGAGGAGTACGGTGAAAGGACTTTGCCCGCTGGAGAGCGACACCACGATGTCAGTGAACTGCGCGGGCACCTGACGAAGCGCCGCTGTCGTTTGTTTGGCCGACATGCCCAGACCACCCATCGCATTGCGAGCAGCAATGGTGGCCGCTTCGGCTGCTTGCAGCTTCTCGATGAAAGGCTTGAGCGCGTCCAGATCGACGTTGCCCTTGGCCTGCGCCAATGCAATTTGCCTGGCAGCTTGCCCCTTGCCAAGTGACTCCTCTTCTGCAATCAGGCGCTTGATGTTGCGGATGACTGAGTTGGTGGATCGGTTGTTGGCCTCGGCTGCATCCTCTGAGCCTTTGACCAAGGGCTTGAAGGCATCGCCCAAGCCTTTGCCAGCGTCATTGACATCGGCGCCCATTTTTTTGGCTGATGCGCCAATGCTGCCAAGCTCCTGTTTTGCCTCTGCCCCACCAGCAACCGTTACGCCAAGCTGTAGTTTTGACTCTTCAGTAGCCATGACGCTCCCAATTAGGTTTCTTTGTGAATGACATCCAGAGCGGCAATTTCCATCGTTCGCATGTCGCGAAACATCTGCTCCTCATCGGCCTTAGACAGACCGAGTCGCGCCAAGAGCGCCAGCATCACCTGGTAGTCAAGTCCGGTTGCGCCGCGCGGCCCCATGCGCCACTGTGT